TAAATTATTACTACCGTCATACGCCAATGTCAAAGTTGATACTGTTGTACCCTCACTGCCACCTGTCTTAAATACTACTCCTGTTAAGTTTGTACCAGTATAGGTAAGAGAAATATAGTCATAGGTTGCGGGAACAAGTGAATTTGCAACTGTATCAAATACATGCAAACCTTTTGTAGAAACTGTTGCCCTTGTGTCATCTGTACTATTTTTTATCTCCACTGCACCGATTTGGACATCAGATTCCCTAATAGTTGCCGTAGATGAAATGTCTCCAATTCCTCCTGGTGTAACTCTTGGCATATTTTTATCCTCCTATAGCTTCATTTGATAACTCTAGTACCCTTACTTCAGCGGTTGAAGAAGCAACAATTCCATAAACAATCATTCTTGGACCAGCATCAAAAGCTGGAGAATATGAATTTTTTGGAACTGGCATACCGTTTGAAACCGTAACATCAGATCCACCGACATATACGACCTGAGATGAATTATTATAGATTACCAACGATCTTCTGTTTGATAAAACCTCGTCTGGCAATGGGGTTAAAGAAGTTGTAATTGTTATGTTCCTTGATTTGACAAATCCCCTGAGTGGATTAATGTTAATATTAGTGACAGGCATTGGGTATTTTGTTGGGGGAAAGTTAGACACCTTAACTGTCGAAGGAATCTCAATATCTGGAAACTTTATCTTATCTGGTAAACTGATAATTTCCTTACTTAATTTTTCCAAAGCATTTAAGATTAATTTTCCTTCAATAATAGAAGTAGATGTTGGGAATTTAGGAAATTCTGGAATTCTAATATCTGGTATCCTTATTTCTTTTTGTTCTGGAAATTTAATACTGAATATAGCCCTGGTAATATCCCTATTTAAAACATCAATCTTGCTGACAAGTTCTTTCAAAACAATCTGATTTTTAATCTCAACCTGACCGCTTATTTGTTGAATTTTTGGAAATTCTATTTTTGGGGGTGGAATAATTTTTTGACCAACATCAGTCTTTAAACTTTCTTTTATTTCTTTCCCAACATTATCAAATGATTTAGGAAGATTTTTTACTTCATTAGTAAGACTATTTATATTGTCTGTAAGACCTTTAATCAAATCTGTTGTTCCACTATCAACCTCAATATTTGTTTCTGATGGCTTAATAACCGATAATATATCGGTTTGAATTTCACTTAGTTTTTCAAGAATAGGGGAGAGAACCTCTTTATAGGTTAAATCTTTTTTTTCTTTCCCTTTAGATAACCGATCTGCCCTTCTTGAAAGGGCTGAAACCAAAGAGAAAGAGCTTCTCTTTAGATTTTTCATAATCTAACACCAACCATATATAAATTGGCTGTACTGGAACTTGTTGAAACATGTAATTTATTCACTGGTAAAGTAAAAGTATATTGTGTATCTTTCGACAAAAGAGGAAATGAACTATCATCTGTCGGCTGATCGAAATCTACTCTTACAGTTGCTTCATCTGCTGTTAAATGAATTTCTGTCAACGGTGGTGATCCCCAATCTACTATTTGGTCTGCGGTTGTCACTGCTAATTTTCTTGTTTCTACTGCCTTATCACTCGCCATAATACTCAACTCCTTTCGTATTTATTAATTGATAATTGGTAATTTTATTTTTCTCAGATATTCTATGCAACCCATTATTAATCTCTGACCTGCCAAGTGCATCTATTTTTAGATGGATACACTCTCCTTCAATTTGTTTTATTTTAAATCCTCCTGCCTTAGCTTGACAATAAAACCAAATATCATGACCCCCATAAACCCTTTCTTTAGGGGCATCAATCCATTTCATGTCATTTAATCTTAATTGTTTATCGGTTCTAAACCAAGGACTTTTAAGATTTTCAAAAACATTCTTTTTTATCAAGGTACAACCAAGTCCTGCCCACAAGATTCTTCCTTTTTCATCTTTGGCAGAACAACTCCATCCATTTACTCCATAGTCAACAAAAACAATATCTTCATCAGCTAAAACCATCTTTTTTAACATTCCCTCTGGAATTATAGTATCTTCTTCAATAAAAAGAAAATGTGTAGGGTTATCAACCATCGCCCTGCGGACTAATGAATTTTGGGCTTCTGGGATTGGGAGGTCATGAGTAATATATAATTTACTATTAAAACCCTCTCTCTCCCTCTCCACCGCCTCAATAACCCTACTATGGATAAGCCCCCTTGAACAAACAAGGATGCTTATCATCGCCCTGTCCTTTCAAACTGTTCAACCCTGTCGGAAGTAATCGGTGGAGTATTAAGGTCTTTTCCAAGATATCTCTTAGCCCATTTTTCCTGATATTTCTTGCCTTTTTCTCCAGTCAACAACTCTCCTTCATGAGTTTTAACTCTACTTCTAATCTCGTTCCAGTGTGCCGCTCTTTGTTCTTTTTTTCCTTTAATTATATATATCATATTAAAAAAGATGGTTTCTTGATAGGGCCTGCAGACCCTATCAAGTACCAACAAAAAAACAGATGTTAAGATCTAACCTCAATTAAATGATCGGTTCTTAAAGCTGTGTAACCATAAATAACATCCACAACTACCAGATTTCCAAGATAATTCAAATAATATGCTGACTGTGTTCTTGGAGCCTGTTGCATTGCCAAAGCAATACCTTCCTTGTGAAACATAATGTTATGATACTGTGTCGGAGTTCCTGCGGTCGTTGTAACCTGCTTGGTGTAATAAACTGGTACACCATAGATATCTCCCCACATATATCGGCTATTCGGCCCTGTTCTAACGATTGTTGGATCGTTATACTCTCCCATATAATCAGCCTTAACGAATTTATCAATCTTCAATAAAGCTGTTTTTTGAGTTGGATAAATAACTAAATTTCTATTATCCAAAGGAGCATTAGCTAAATCTAATGCTTCAGCTGCCCCTAAAATAACAGGATCAGTAATATCAACACCATACGTTCCCACATCAGTGTTGGTCGAACTTGAATAAAGACCTAAAAGATCTGAATCCACCTGTCTTGCAACTGCCTCACCAGCTTTACTTGTATAACCCGCCATCAAGTCAAAACTTGATTGGACTTTTAGTATATCTTCAACCAAAAAGGCTGCATGATAGTGACTGGATATATTAAGCGTGGTTTCCGTTTCAGTTACTGTATTAAGAGTAACTTCCGTGCTGGCCGACTTTGAATAGGCGGTCAGATTGGAAAGATTCGGAATTTTAAGAGTATCCCCTTTAGATTTTACCAAACTATCATATCTAACTACTAAAGGAGCCATAACCAAAGCGTTTTCAGTCGCTCTTAAAACCTCTGCTGACCATACTGTTGGAATAAACACGTCTCCTGTCGTTGTTGTCATGTGATCTGTACCTAATGCCATATTTTGTCACCCCCTTCCGTTTATAATATTTATAACTGACCTTTAGCCATCATATCCAGAATCTTTGTTCTGTTTTGTTGGTACTTGACTCGTCCTTCGGGGGTTTTTAACCATTCACCTATTTTTTCCCGTGTTATAGTGTGGTCTTCTCTATCCCCTGTTGTAGACGAAGGCTTTGCAACAAATGGCTTTTGTTTTCGGTCTTCATCAGCTTTTTTAATCTCCCATTCAACGATCTCTTTCATGTGCATCTGATTGTATGCGGCTTCAGGATCAAAAATTCTATGTTTCCACATAAAATCTTCAATTTTCTGCCTATCATACTTTGGCCTACCATCCTGACCGCTGTAAACATTCTCAAACTTTGAGTGGGCGGCATCAAGAGTAATTCTATCCTGGATGCCCCTTATTTTTTCCTCAAGGATTTTGGCGTCTACAAACTGTCCCTTTTCTTTTAGAAAAGAGATGGCTTTTTCAACCTCAGGATTGGTAACTTCAGGTTCTTTGGGGGCTGATGGGGTAGGAACTGATTTTGTCTCCCTCTCAGCTCTTAATTCCTCAAGAATCTGTTTATTTTCTGAAAGAAGCTCGTTAATACGGGCTTCCGCCGACTTTTTACTGGGATGTTCCTGATTTTCGGGATCAACTACCGAATTATCAAATTCCTCAGCTTCCACACCTGACGGGGGCGTGTTGGGGTTTTCCCCTTGTTTATTAGGATTATTATCCATATATATTCACCTCCTAACTATTAATAATCGTCAATCACCTCTA